TCACGCACCAACATCTGGCGCCACTGACTTGATCACCTCACGCACCAACATATAGTCGAGGTCACGGAACAGCGGGCCCCGATTCACCCCATTTGTTATCTCTTTCGTCAGCTCGACAGAGATCGGCACTGTGCGGTTCTTGCCATTCTTGGTATTGATATAAGTCACCCGACCGGCCAGCACATCCTCGCTGCGCAGATTGGCCGCCTCACTCCAACGCGCCCCTGTGGCCAGGCAGAGTTTGACCACGTTCAGGTTATCCCCCGATAGCTTGCCTAAAACTTCGCTGATCTCTTCCTGGGTAAGATAGCCCATCGACCGCTCAACCAGCTTGACCTTCTTCATCTCTTTGAGCGGATGTTCATGGTGGTAATGGCCGAGATCAATGAGGACCGAGAACACCCCACCCAGCATCTCTTGTTCACGATTGACCGTCTTGGGCTGACGGCCAGCATGCAGTCGCTGCGCCCGATACTCGGAGAACAGCGCCCGGGTTATCTGCCTTGCTAACGGCTTGCGCAAAGCGGCATCTATATTGTGGAGTTTCTTGCGTACCGCCTCCCCTGCTTTCAGGGTCTGGCCATGGTAGCGCCACCAAAGCTCGATGAGCTCAGAAAGCGGCCGGTTATCTGCCGGACGATCCACCCACTCTTTATTATGCTCAGTGGCGATCACCCAGCGCTCGAACTGCTGGGCCTCGGACTTGGTCTTGAAGCGCTTGCGGATCCGCTTGCCCTCCCTCCCCTGCGGACGGATATCGACCAAGTACCCCTCGGGAGTGGACTTGATGCTCATCATTCCTCCTTATACAGGTGGGCACTCACCCATCCCCACGGCCCACACATCGAGACCACTCCCAGCCACAGCTGTCTAACGTCCATAGTAACTCCGCCAAACCACTGTGTATTTATACAGGAATAAATTAAGAATGGGAGTGTTTAATATGGGGCAAGGCATACATGAGAAGGTCACGAGTTAAAGCGATTATCTATGGGCAGATGTCAAAGGAGGCACAATTGCGCCTCCTTTATCAGTAAGTTAGAGATTAATCTTCATGCCGGTTGATGATACGTTCGGCATCTCGGTCATAGCCGTCAGCAACCTCTCGTAACGTAACTGCAAGCCGTACAAAACCAGCGTTCTCTACTTCTTCAGCCTTTCTTCGGTATTGCTCAGCCAATTCTCTTTCCTGCTTTCCACTTGGGTCAACCCAATGGACGCCACGCGAGTTATATATCGCACTACTAAAACCATCTCGCATGGACTCAGCATCACGGCCATTCAGTACATCAGCAACAACACGACGTATCCATAACCCATTTATATCAGGTGGGGTATGAATCAGCACTTCACCAATTGTGGTAAGTGCAACCTCTAAATGTCCTGATTCCGTACATATCTCTTTTACACTCCGAATCCATTCGACAAACCTCTCTTCACTAAACGTTCCATCTTCTTGTGTTCCCGGTGGGGATTTCCACTCGCGAAGCAATTGCCAAGCATTTGTGGCAATCATTTTTGACGTTTCTGTGACCTCCCCTACTGGCTGATCATTTTTCTTAGAGCGATAGATCAGTCTAATTAGTTCTGAAAAGAACTCGGGCTCAGTAGCGAGTTTTCTTTCAAGGCATTTGGGGGCTAACCCACTATGTCGGTCCAGCAAGGGAAGATATGCCCACTCCACCCTAAAGAGATGATCTTGTTCAACCGACGGCTCGGTTTGAAGATACTTAATCAGCTCGATAATACTGTGACGGTTCATTGTGGAGCTATCCTCTTCGGAAGACAGCGCACCCAGTAGAGCACGAACACATTGATCAGCATTAAGCACCTGTTTGGTATGGCGCATAGCACTCAAACAACTGATTGCTGCGTGTGGTCTCCCATGCTCAATGAACTTATCAATGGCTATGGCTGGATCTCCATCGATCTGATATGCATTTGCATGAACACGACTCCAATATTCATTCTCTTTATTCAGAAGCCAATTGGCAGCCCTTTTCCAAGCCTCTTTTGAAAATGGAAGGCACGCAAGAAACTGACCAATTTGCACTGGTGTCCAGCTAGTTCTATCTATGCTATCAACCCATTCCCAGCCATTTATTCTGGTTTTGCGATAAATAAAACTGCTCACCAACATGCGGTGTTTATTATCGTCTGAATCAAGAAGGTTTGGTAACAGTGCTCGCTCAATATCATTATTGACAACATGACAAATTGAGTACCCTACATGATGTGGAGATGATACTGATTCAGCAAACCGAATAACACCATCCATACCATATTTATTAAAAATTTCTGATATGGCCATTTCTCGTTGTAAGTCAAGCTTTTTGGCCTGTTCTTCCCAATCCCCATTTTCATTGTAAAATTCAGTTTCACGGTCGCTAAAGATCTTCTGATATAGATTGAAAGGATCTATAGGTGCAAGCAACGTAGCTACTTTCTCAATACGAACAATTAACTCTTCTGGTAAAGCCCAATTTGTATCTGAGAATTTACGGTGCTTACTGGTAAATTTATTAAGCCTATTCCAAATAGGAAGTCTTTTTTCTTCTGAAAGGGTATATATAGGCTCAGAACTCAATACATTAACAAGCTGTTCAAAAGCCGGCTCAGTCAAACTATCAAAACGGTCAATCAACTTTGTAAGGCGTTCTATATTATTACCAGCGGCAGCCACTGCACGCTCTGCATAATAAGAAGACTGTTGCCAATACTCCTCTGGTTTAACACCTTTCTCCCAATTTTCCGGGATTATCCCGCGCCAAATTGGCTTATGTGTCCCAAAAGAAGTCCTATGCTCGTCAGGTAAAAGTTGGATTATCAACTCCCAAGCGATCTCAGGAACTTCTTTCAGGAGTGTATCGACTGCCACCTTGCGCTTCTCAATGGATGCCAATGTTTGTGGCATCCATGGAAGCAAGATAGTTGTAAGTGAATTGGAAGGCCTGTTAGCCCATCGACCACCAGGGTCATGGCTAGCAATTTCACCAAGCACAACACAGACACGTACTAGGTATTGTTCATCCCAAGCAAGCCCTTCGAGAGACCAAAGCAAGCCAGTTAAATAATTACCCCCAGTTATACCATCACCTTCTTGGGAAAATAGCTCATCAAAGGGGCATGGCTCCAGTCGTATGGCCGCCTCAATGGCAGCAAGATATTCACCAGGAGCAGCTTCAGCCAGGGCGGGTAATAAACCGTCCAAGCTTCCCCAACGAATCCAATCAGCAGCAGCCAGAAGCTCTCGTATAACTAACACGCTGGTAACTTCTGCTTTTCCTTGCGAGCAGTGGTTACATGAGCCAAGTTGGGACGCAAGAATAGCTAAACCTTCGGCAACACCTTTTCGTAGTACTCTCGAATACTGAAGTTCTTTGCCATAAATGCTAGCCGCATACCTGTCCTTTGCTGGTAATTCAAAAGCAGGATCAGACTCTTTCAGAATAGAAATCGCTAACCTCTTAAACGTGTCTAGATCCTGGTCAATAATACGTGATCCGAGTTGTTTCCAAAGTTCGGTCCGATTGACAACATTCCAAATCCCATTTTTTAGAGAAAGTGGGCTATCGGGACAATGTAATAAATCCTGTGCCTTCCGGAGCCATTCCTCATGGTCTATTCCAAACAACTGAGTTATCGCTTCAATATCATGTATATTCTTGTCATTCCAAGAGCCAAGTAGTACTGCAAGGGCCAGATAAGTAGCATCCGTGTGCTGCAACCAATTATTATTGGATTTTACAGGAGGTGCTTTGAGTATCGTTGGCATCTCCATTTTAGCTTTTTTCTTAAAAGCCTCCCGAAGGTCTTCAGGCAAATTGCTATGAGTTATAGTGCCAGCATCTTTACCCCATATTTGTACAGTTTCAACAACTCGAGACCAGACACCCAACGTATGTTGATGTTCAAACTGTGAGATATGTGAATGCAGCAGTGACAATACGACTCCTGACTCGTTGCCAAGATCGTAGCCAAGGAGTTTAAAACAATTTAGGAAATCATATAATTCGTCATTTGAAACATCAACCCCATCATTAGCTACTTTTAGATGATGCTGAAAGACTTCAATCTTTACTTTGCTTTTGGGTGGACTGAAGTTTGCCTGTTGCACGTACCTAAAAAATTCATCCGAGTTTTTTGTATGCCTTGCAGTGTTCAAGAGCCAAGAGACCGTATGCTGATCCGTTGCACTGAGTGGGCCAGTGATCAACGCAATTACATCTCTTCCCTTATTGAACAAATCGGGATTATTAAAATCATTCCAAGCTGCTTGTATCACTTCAGCAAACACCGGGTTGTGCAAAGTAATGCCTATAGAATGCTTGACTTGCCCGAGGAGCTTACGTCGTTCTTTACTATTTACGTCTTCTATAAAGACTATAAGGTCATCAGTATCAAAACCATCAACTTTGCCTTGAAGTTTAATCTCTGTAATAGGCCAGCAGGGTAAGTAAGGAACATGCCCGCCAGTAAGCATTAGCGTAACAAACGATGCTTGTACATGTGCTTCAAAATGACCACCCCCACTTCCAGTTGAAAATGAGTTACTGAGTTTTTTCCTTTTCGCCATCTGCAGCCCTCCGATCGCACCAAGTTGTTTTTGAAGTTATTTATACCCGCGGTTTTACAAATTGGGCTACAACATCAAGCTCGTTTATGAATTATCGATAGCAGTTCAACTGCAACCATCCCCCAACAAAAAAGGGCGCATTAGCGCCCCGTTTGTCTTTTTCTATATGATCTGTGTTCTACCATCACCCCGATGATCTGGATGTGCTGTCGGTCGGAATGCATGGTGGGGTAATCGTCGTTGAGGGGGACCAGCTCAAACACCTCTTGACCATTCTCATCAATTCCGCGAGGCCGGTATTTTTTGAAGGTGGCCTCACCGCTGCCGTTCTTGGCAACGACGTAATCCCCTGGCTGGGGTCCTTCGTCTGGATCAACGATGATGAGATCCCCTTCCTTGAACAGCGGCACCATGGAATCACCACGGAGCCACAGGCCAAAGCCGTACGGGCCAATCTCGCTACTTGCTGCTACGAATTCGACATTGCCATCGAAGTTGCTGGCCTGCTCGCACATCTCGCGCCAATTGCCCGCCTGGACATAGCTGAGCACAGGGATCCGCTTGCCGGGCAGTATCACCGCTGGTTCGACGTTGTGATAACCGGGTAAGGGCTGGTGTGTTGTCTGGTCAAGACCAGTTCCAGTCAGAAGCCAATCAACGGTAACTTCCAACGCCTCCGCCAAATCATTGAGGTAGCGGCCTTTTGGTTCAGCCCCTCCCCTCTCCCAATGGCTAACAGCCACCCTCGTTACACCAACTCGGGCAGCTAGCTGTTCTTGTGTAAACCCACAGGCTGATCGCCGGGCTTTAATGCGTTCGCTTACGTTCATGTAAGAGAGATTACACCCCAAATTACGTAATTTGATTTACCTTTTGGGTAAATTAACTTGCGAGCATCTGCATTTCGATCGTAAAGTAAGTTTCGTAAGTTAGTTAACTATCGAGGTGAAGAGCATGAATACAGCAGATGCAATAGCACATTTCGGGGGGATAGCCCCTCTAGCAAAAGCCTTAGGAGTGAAGACGCAGGCGATCTCTCAGTGGAAAGAGAAAGTCCCTGAGTTACGTTCCTACCAAATAGAGGTGCTGACCTGTGGCCAACTCAAAGCCGAGCCCACTGCATCAGCGCAGACCGACTCTTCGCGAGTCACTCAACGCGTCGATGCGGCCACCTCTCCACAAAATTTTCCGAGCGTGAAACGGGCTATCGCGACTGCAACGGCCCTTTCAAATAGCGCACCGCCACAACCCACCCCGTGTGTTTGAACCCCCTAAGAAGGATTCATCATGACTACTCGAATCAAACCTATCCGCATCCCCAGCGATGTAAGCCAGTTGCCGCTTGATTACCCCTTTGGCAATCGCGTCAGCGAAAGCCTGGAGGAGTATGCCAAGCGCCAAGGCATGAGCATTGGGGCCATCAAGAAACGCGCCGATCGCGGCCAGTTGCCCATCTTGCAAGACGGCCCGGGCGCACCGCGCGAGGTCAATCTGTACGCCCTGTTCCTGCAGGCCCGTTACCAGGCCGAGCGCTACGTCACCATGACGCTCGCGTGAACCTACAGACACCATAACGGGTCAAGGAGAACTTCACATGTTTACGGATAGCACCAACAAACATCCGCACTGGATCAGTGCCTGCCAGCGCTTTACGGCTAACCAAAACGTGGCCGAGATCGCCGAGCTGGCAGGCATGAACCCGCAGACCCTGCGCAACAAGTTAAACCCAGATCAGCCCCACGAACTGACCGTGGCCGAGCTGATTGCCATCACCCAGGCGAGTGATGGTGATGAAACCCTGTTCGATGGCGCCCTGTTCTGCTGTGGCCTGACGGCCATTGCCATCCCCGAATCGGAGAAGGGCCCAAGTCTGGCCCATCAAGTGATCGACACCACGGCCAAGGTAGCCGGGCTCGGCGCGCAGGCGCTGACAGTGGTAGAGAGCGGCCGCGTCACCAAGGGGCAGCGCAATGCGCTGGTCGGGGCGGCGACGGCAGCCATGGGCAACCTCGCCCTGCTGATCACCGAGATCGAGCACAAATACCAAGCCATTCCCTCTCTGTCTTGTGCGCTGGATATGGCGCGCATGGCGGCCGGAGCTTAGGAGAACCCATGAGACTGATTTGCCCCCACTGTGGTGCCCGCGCCAGCACTCGCACATCCACCCGGATGAGCCCGCTTTGCGGCATCGCTACTTACCAATGCAGCAATGTGGATTGCGGCCACACCTTCAAGGCGGGGTTCGAAATCATCGCAACCATCAGCCCAAGTGCCATGCCCAATCCGGCCATTGTGCTGCCCATTGTCCCGCGCAGGGTGAAAGAGGTGGCCCAGTGACCCGTCACTGGCCACCAACTTCTGCGCCCAGGTGAAGGAGAAACCCGCATGCAACAACAACACATCAATCACGACGAACGCAATCTGGCAGGCCTGACGCCTGCGGAACAGGTCGCCATGAACACAGCGGGCTGCATGCTGCTGCGCGAGTTGTTCGGCAAGACCCGCAGCAGTCTGGATACCGACTGGCTGGCCATCAGTGCCGCCAAGAAGGCCGCCATCTGCACCATCGCCCGTCAGTCACGCGGCCAGCTGATGACCGCAACCTTGTCCACCCTGCCCCATGCGCAGCGCGAGGCGATCCGCCTGGCGGTGCTGGAGCTGGATTATCAGGGGGAGTTTCGCGGCGGCTGTGACAGCAAGGTGTGGCACCCGGCGCCCATCACCCGCGCTAGCGGGGATATCGAGCGGGAGAAGAAGGAGCGGGCCGCAAAGCTGAAACAGCGGCGCGCAATCGCGGCAGCTGTTGCGATGAGCCAACAGGGCCCGCGCGCAATCGGGCAATAAAAAGCCCGCTTAACGGAGCAGCAACTCCAAGCGGGCATTTATCAACAACGTACGAGGAAGTCGACATGGCAACTTTAGCGATCCCCTGCGCGCTGCGCAACCTTCGCATCCAACAACGCAAGCTGACGGGCCGGTATGGCGCCCGTCTTACCCAACATCCTGATGGTATTGCGCTCGCCGAGCGTTCCACTGCGCTGGCGTGGGCCTCCCTGTTCAGCTGCATCCATCCCTGCACAGCTCAACAAGGAGCCTGACCATGACCGCACAACCGACTCACATCAACCTGCTGAACCACCATGCCGCCAAGCGCCTGCGCCAGTTGCGGGAGCAGTTGGACCTAAGCCGCCCCAAGTTTGCCGATCTGCTGGGCATTCCGCCCACCACGCTCAAGAACTACGAGCTGGGATACCGCGAGATTGGCGGTGGCCTGTTACTGCTGATCGCCAACCATCCAACGCTGAACCAGTACAGCCAGTGGCTGCTGACTGGCATTGCCACGCCGGAGGTGCAGCCATGAAGCGGCTCTTCCATCCCGTATCAGAACAGGAGGCGCTGACCGAACTGCCGCGCCTTCAGCAACGGCTGACAGCCAAAGCCCGCCCTTCCTCCTTTATCTATCGCAGATCAGAGGGCAAATCCCTGTTAGTCCAGGCGCAGCAGTCCTTGCGCTGGCACCAGCTGTTTCACCACCTCAACCGGAGGATCTGCCCATGAGTGACGCCATCAAGATTGCCAGCCAGGCACCCAAGGTGATCGAGGGACTACTGGCCGAGATGTTTGCCGCCCGCGCCGAAGATAACCGCATCGCCCTGGGCGAACTCTACTCGGGGGATGAATACATCCAGGTGCAACTGGTGGTAACCAGCAAGCAGGCAGATCTGCTCGATGACGATTTGGTGATGGGGGATGAGGCATGAGCACCACGCTGTTCACCCTGGCCAGCCTGAAAACGTGGTTGGCCCAAAACGAGCCGCACCTGCTGCCGACCGCCCCGCTCTGCTGCGGGGGCGAGCTCGGTATCTCTATCCGGATCGAGGCGAGCCATATCGTCATCGATGAGCCGAACTTCCACGCCATAGATGAGGCATGTGATGAGCAATTTAGAGCTGTTTGAGCTGGACGCTCAACAAGCGCAGGGCGAAGCCGGCCCCGCGCATATGCAGCCCACCAAACCAGTCAGCCAGCTGGCCACTCACTGGTTTGCTGCCCGCGCCGAGTTTATCGCCGCGGGCAGCGATGCCAGAGGCAACCGGGATCAAGCGGCCGAACTGTTAGCGCTGGGGGCTATGCGCACTGTGTATTGGTTGGCCGTAGCCAATGTGGAGTTGGCGCTGGCCCGGGAAATTGCCGAGTGGTGGGCCGAGTGCGCACCACTGCATGGACAGGGGGAGATCATCAAATGAGCCACCGTCTGATATCAGAAATGGAACGGAACTTAGGTTGGTGGTGGGAAGACCTGCGCAGTGTTAGTGCACGCCTGCGCAGATATCAGCGCCAGCTCATCGAGTGCCGCCAGCTTTCACCACGACCACGGGCCACCATCGAGCTGACCCTGCGCCAGTGCGCTGCAGCCAGAAAGCTGCGCGCCCACACCACCACAGTGATCACGGGGCTGCGCCGCGACCTCAACGAGCTGTCGAGTAACCATCTCCAATGAGTAACAAACCCAACACAGGGCCAGCCGCTGAGGCTGGCCAATTTGGCTTTGCCATCACCCGGCTGCCAACACCCAAACCCAACCAGTTACCGCTGTCAAAGAAGACCTTGCGCCAGCGCATCGACAGCTTGGCCAACTCTCTGCCCGGCATCAACCTTGCTACCACCTTTGTCAGTGCGCCCGGCCAATCAGATCTGGTCTGGGCCATTCAACTGCTCGATGGCCTGTCACCTCAGCTCACTCTTTCCCTATTCAAGCAGTACGTGCGCCGCCGCAAAGATGGCACCACCCGCCACTGCCGCAATGCCAACATTTGGCTGCGTGAGCGCACCAAGTGGGTAAGAGGCCTTATCCACACTATCCCGGTTAATCCGCAGCAGATGCGCAATGACGAAGGGCGCAAGCGAGTGGCCCACCAGTTTGCCAACCAGACCGCCGCCATCTGGCGCCATATCGAGCAAGGCATCAAGGCAGGGAATGAACCAGATCTGGTGCAGACCTTTGAAGAGGTGCGCCAACCGGCTGATCAGTGGGGTTTTATCGGCGATCTGCCGAAATTCAAAACGGAAGAGGCAAGGGATAACTGGATCTTGAGCGTGATGGTACGTCTGCTCTCTGCCAAATGGTGGGAGAAGCGCATCAACCGCTGCTGGGATCGGCTGCAAGAGCACATCAATATTCTGCTTGGCAAGGTGCGCAAGGGGGTGTCGGCGTATGTATCGAACGCCACCATGAAGGTGGTGCGCGAGCGCAAGCGGGCCATGATGCGCTGGCTGGCCGAGTCGGAGGTGATGAACGAACGGTATGATCTGGTCGTGTCGATGAAGGATTGCTGGGAGGCCAGCACCTCCAATCCGGTCAACCGCCGCAACGAGATGATGACCCGGATGCGTGGCTTTGAGGATTACGCCGAGCAGCAGGGCCATGTCGGGGTGTTCTTCACCTGGACAGCCCCGAGCCGCTTTCACGCCTGGAAGACAGGACGCAACGGCAAAACCATCGAAAACGACAAGTACCAGGGAGCCACCCCGCGCGAAACCTGCGCCTATCTGGCCAAGCTCTGGAGCCTCACCCGTGCGTCACTCAAGCGCAATGATGCCCCCGTCTACGGCTTTCGGGTCTGCGAGCCGCACCACGACGGCACGCCACACTGGCACATGTTGCTATTTATGCGCCCGAGCGATCGCAACAAGGTGATCAGCACCCTGCAGCGCTATGCCCTGACCAACGACAAAGCAGAGCTGGAACGGAATCCCATCGCCTCCCCCGCCTTTACCGATATCAAACCCCGTTTCGACTGGAAGCTGATCGACCCCACCAAGGGCGATGCGACCGGTTATCTGGCCAAATACATCGCCAAGAACATCGACGGCGCCTATGTCGGTGACGACGAAGAGGCCAACACCCCTGCAGATCATGGCGCGCGGCATGCCTGCGCCTGGGCAAGTTGGTGGGGCATTCGATCCTTTCAGCAGATCGGCGGTGCCCCGGTCGGGGTCTGGCGCGAGCTGCGCCGGATCAGCAACGCCAAGAAGCATGGCGATCTGGTGGGGCCACCCAAGCCGGTGTTGCAAGATCCGCGCTTTGAGGCCGCCCGTTATGCCGCCGATAACGCCATCTTTCGCTGCTACCTCGAAGCCATGGGCGGGGCGCTGGCCACCCGTGCCGAGCACCCCATCAAGCTGGCGCACCTGATCGAGGCGCAAGCCAACTGCTACGGCGAAGACATCAAGCGGCTGATGGGGCTGCACTCCGCCAACCTTGGCATCAAGACCCGCCTGCAAGGGTGGGAAGTGGTACCCACCGGCACCCATGCAGCCACCAAAGCCGCAGGGGTTGCCGGTGTGGGTGTTGGTGTTCAGTCGGGCGACAGCCCGGCACCTTGGAGCTCTGACAATAACTGTACGCGGCCGGATCCTGAGGCCTTCGCGGATCAGTTAATGGCAGAGCAATGGGGTTTATCGCCCTTCTCCATCGGGCGTTTGCGCTCAGGCGCCAGCGTCAGAGCGGATGGTTTCACCCTCTGGCTGGAAAACGGACAGGTGCAGTCAGGCCGCGCACTACCAAGCGAGCCGGATTGGCTGCCAGCTGGCCAGCAATCCGTAGAACAGGGCCAGCCGGATGAGTACGCGGTACCGGAGGGGGATGAAGATTGGTCGATGCTGGTTGAGCTGTGCGGCAAGGTTTACAAGGCACAGGGACACGCTGGGGCGCACCGCTGGATCGAAATGCTGCCGCAACCCTATCAGTCAGAGATGTGGAAGGTATTGGAGGGGCTGGACACGCCCGAGTGGTTGCAAGAACAGGACGGCTACAGCGAGAAGTGGGCATGAACATGAACAGCAAGCAAACCGTCAGCCGGGAAGATTACCGCCGCCTGGATAATCGGGTGACCTGCATTCTGCAGCAGCGTTGGCCAGCCAGCGAGATCAGCCAGTGGGTGGGGCTGCTCAAGGGAAAACAACAGGCAGTGGCCTGCGCCATCCTGCGCCGCCACCCTCGCCCAACATCGCTGGCCCTGCCGGCCTTCACTCCCGAGGTGCCGAACCCGTATCAGGCCAGCACCAACCGCCCCACCGTGCCAGTGCGCTCACCCGATGGCCGCACTGTTGGCCGCCGCCATATCGTGGAGGAGCTCACCCCCGTAGCCATCGACCAGAGCGGCTGCATTCGGTGCGCCGTTACCGGTCGTACCCTCTTCATCGCACCGGGCAGCATCACCTATCGCGCCAACCCGGGGGCAGCCGAACAACTCAACCCAAGGTACCAGCCAGCCCTGCACCAGGTAGTGGCTGACCATTGCAAGGAGAACGAATGAACCCTACAGCGACCGACGTATACAGTGCCAGCGCGCGAGACAGATTATCTTTAAATGCGACAATTTGTTGCAAACCATTAAGTAAGATATATACTCACGACAAATCGACGGACCAAGCCTGTCGACAATGTAGACCGTGTGAACCGAGTAGACCGAGTAGACCGAGTAGACCGAGTAGATAGGGAAAATCCCAGAGGAGAGCGAATGGCTCAAACAGTGCGCTTAGACGATGACTTTATCGCTGACGTGAAGATCCACGCGTCTGCAGCACATCGCTCTTTGCCGAAGCAGATTGAGTACTGGTCCAAGATCGGCCGCATGGTCGAGGACAACCCGGACCTGCCTTTCAGCTTCATCAAAGACGTGATGCTCGCCGCAGAGCAAGTCAAAGAAGGGCAAGTAACCCGCTATGTCAGAAGAACAAAACGAGATTGAGGTTTTTGAATCTGGCCTGTTTAGCAAGCAGCTCAAAAAGCTCCAGACGAACGACCTGAAAGTAGTGGAAGACGAGATCGAGCGGGTCATCAACGACCCCGAGATCGGCGAACAAAAGAAGGGGGACTTATCGTATCTGCGGGTACACAAGTTCAAGCTCAAGGGGCAGTTGGTGCTGCTGGGCTACTCTTGGAAAGATGCGGAACTACAGCTCTACCTGCTGAGTGTCGGCCCCCATGAGAACTTCTATGACGCCCTCAAAGAGCGTCGCAAAGCCGATTTGAAGTTGATCGGCTGACCCTAAATGGGCCCTCTCGGGCCTATTTTTCTATCTAGGTGTCGCCGACGAGAAGGTCACATTGACCATCCCGGCCGCATCGGGGCCGCTCGCGCCCTGTGTATGTCTCCCGCCAAAACTAACATCCCCTTCCCTCTTTAGAACCGTTACCCTGCAGGCGGGGTGATGGTGCTGATTTTCCCTGATAAGCACCAATGCGGGCCGCAAAGGCCCACAAAGGGACAAAAAGGGAGAATCGGGGACTATTGGGGTTGATTGATGCCGCGCTGTTGCGCGATACTGCGCAGGCAACGGCAAAATCCGTTGCCGGGTTTCGCAGCCCGCAAGCATTCCAAGCGCACAACACGCGCCCGCGTGTTTTTTATTGTGCGGCCCAGTAGTACCCGCAATCTCAGTTATGGCGGGCTGGGCAGGGCAGCCTATGGCTGGCCGGTTTCCTTGGATGCCCGGTACTGCGAACCCTGTTCAGCTCGTCACCAGTCAGAGATCGCAGCTCTTGGTGACGATTCACATGCATCGCATCCGAGGAATCACACCATGAAAAGCATCAGCTTCCATGACACCCAGTTCACCGTTATCCCCCATCACGGCCAACCCTGGCTGACCGCCGCCCAGATTGGCGCAGCTTTAGGCTATGCGGACGACAAAGCCATACAGCGTATTTACACCCGCCACAGCGATGAATTTACAGAGTCAATGACAGGGGTGGTCAAACTGACCACCCCTTCTGGTAAACAAGATGCGCGTGTCTTCTCCCTGCGCGGTGCCCATCTGATCGCCATGTTCTCTCGCACTGCGCTGGCCAAGGAGTTCCGCCGCTGGGTGCTCGATGTGCTGGACCGGGAGACCGCCGCTCACCCGCGACCCATCACCACCCTGACCGATGACGAACTGCATTCGCTCGCCTGGTTGTGGCGCGCCGCCGACCGGATGATGAATGCAGCTAAAGCCATCTACCCACTGCTCGACGTTGCCGAGCACAGCGCAGCCAGCAGCTACTACTCCATTATCCACGAATACCCGATGACCCTGCAGCGTGCCCAGCAGATCCTGGTCGACAAGACCCGCCATATTCAGAGCGCCACCCACGGTGAGCGAGACTGGCGGCGCCTGCTCCCCCACCTGCACAGCTAACCCGCAAAAATCGGTAATGTGTCTGCCCAGGGCCTGCTGGTATGAGTACCAGCAGGCCCTTCCCTTTACCTTCGCTCTCGCTCCGCCGCCCTACATCTTGGCCAGCTACACCATGTGATAGGTGGCCTCGATCACAGTCCGAACTTGTTCACGAAGACGAGGCTTGCTGGCGCTTTCCATTGCAGCTCCTTGAGTGTATTGTTGCACCGCGAAAAAATCGGAGCCAAAAGAGGAGCGGCTGCGGATACGTTCAGCACCAGAGGCAGGCTGATAATATCATGATTTAAAATGAATTTTTTCGGGGCGGTTATCAGGGCTATTCGATGTTATATGGAAGGCTCTATTAACGGATTAGTACCGCCTTCCATCTAATCACTGTTAACACTACAAATAAGGTAGTTTTGTGGAAGTAAGAAAAGATTTAATTGAAGTAGAAGCGTTGATGCATAGGTTGCTATCAATTGGAGAGGCATTTTCCAAGAATATTGATTATTGGAGCCACTTGAAGAACAAAGAGGACTTTAGGTTCATTTGTCGAATTCCATTTAACGAGCGTCATTTGGTCGAGGCGGTCTATGCTAATGGTCGAGATATGGCTCAGTTTATGGCTTGGACTATCGGAGATACGAATGAAGTTTATGCAGACTTTCCTACATTAACGTCAATCATTGATAAATTTGAGGGTACTTGGGTTTATGGTGCATACGACGCAAATGTTCCCGATGTAGCAAAAAGTGTTTGTGATAAGTATGGAGAGAACCTTTGGTCAGTAAATCAGATGATCGAACTGTTTCGTAATCAGGAGCGCTCGTTATCAGCGGTAAAGGTTACTCTTCAAATGCTCAAAGAAAGTGATTTATATAAAAAAGAAAATGGGATCGAAATTGTGAAAGAAGTAAGTTCAACAATTAATGTGTCAGGTGTAAGTGGTTCTGCGATTAACATTCATTCAAGCGGTGCAACTGCACAAGCTACTACCCACACTCAATATAACGAACCAGCGATCTTTGCTGAAATGCTTGAGAGTGTCAAAGGTAGTGGTCTTGATGAAACAACTGCCCAGATGTTGACAGAAAATGTAAACATGCTGGCAACTAGCCATGAAACGGGTACTTTTTCTAACGCATACAAAGATTTCATGCAAAACGTATCTGCTCATATTACAGTCTTTACACCGTTTATCGCTGGGCTAACTGCGCTATTGTAGTGTTAACAAACTGTTTAAGATGGATTCGCAACGCGTGGCATTTTCACTATGCGTTGCGTTTGGTGTTTAAGGTGGTTTGCGGCGGCTTCGGTATTGTGTTGCTCACCCCTTAACAGGGTGTTATGTAACCAAAGGAGAATTTGATGCAAGAGTTTAGAGATTATTTAGAAATTGCATACTTCATATCAGGAATTGTCGTTGCAATTGCTGCTTTAATTGCTTTGTATCAAATAAAAATAGCGAAAGAGTCTTTACAAACGCAATCCAAAAGAGATGCTCTTTCTTTAACTGCTAGCCAATGCAGTCATTACAATACTCGTATCATAGAATTACAAAATAAGCTTTATGACAAGAGAGTGTCCTCAAAATGTACTTTTTTTGACTCATCTAATTGGGAAATAGATACAGACGGTAAAGATGTATTGGTCAAAAATGTAGGAAAAAATAAACCGTCAATTGATGAGCTCGATAAAGTCTCACAGGAACTTTTAGATGTTGTAAATGCAATGGACAGCTTTGCGGTCTATTTTACTTCTAATGTTGCAGATGAAAGTGTTGCGTATAAATCAGTTGCGAACACATTTATTTCTACAGCAGAACGTTATATGCCCTGGATCATTCACGCCTATAATACTGACGACTATTTCGCAAACATAATAGACTTATACGTGATTTGGAAAAACAGGAAAAAGCAAGAATTGTTGAAAACAAAAATGGAACATCTCAAGAATGAGCTTGATAAAAGCACCTTAAAAACTGAAAAGCCGATTGGAGTGTAAGGTTACATAACAAGGCCATTAAGTCGGATTCGTACCAGTTGGCTCGGTTCCGCTTCGCTATACTACACATGTTAGCCAACTGCTACTCACCGCTTATGGCGGCGTTAGGTCTCTACGAAATCACACGAGCAATGTATGACGATGTCGAGTGAATAGGGAAAACAACTGGGGGCGCGATTGCGCCCCCAAACTGCCGCCCCTCTGGCGTCAGCGATCCCATCAAACTGAGCACCAGTTGGTTCGCCGTCTTGGCTGACGGCTCAGTGTGTGGGCAAACGACAAGACGGCCACCCCGCTATTACCACACCTAACTGTGTTCTCCCCTTCGCGCCTGAAAGGATCTGACGGAAAGTGAAGGATCGCAGAAAGGATCCAGCGTCCCGCGTGCGGCCAGTGCTGGCGCGGGGAGCCGATACCCTCCCCCAGTCTTTCACCTGCATGGTTTTCAACACATAAAGCGCGCAGGCGAGGCGGGGTCCCGATTGCGCGCTGTGGATGCTGGCAGGGGTCGGCAGGCTGCGCCTGCTGCTCTGGGTGAGCGTGAAAGGATCTGCGAAGGGGTCAGCGTGGCTCGCGTCGTCAACGTAACAGCGGGCCGCCGATGCGCTTATACGAGGGCAACAAAAAGCCCGCACGGGGCGGGCTGATTGTTCATATCGCAGTTGGTACTAGAGAACGGCGGCAATGCCATTGCGGTCGATAAGCTTGAGCAGCCTCAACGCAGCGCCATGGGGCTGTGATTTACCTTGCTCCCACTTCTTCACGCTTTCCGCGCTCATGTTGAGGGCCACGGCCAGCACTCCCTGGCTGATCCCCTGCTTGGCCCGCAGCTCTTTGATCTGTCTAGCACTCATGACCTCAAGCTGATCTTGCATGGCGAGGGCATCTATCTTGCGCATGGTGAGCACATCAACAGTGCCAGTCTCATGGAGTCGCTGTGCCATCTTCTGCATCTTCTGAAGTCGGGGGTCACTCATCTTTCACCTCTCTTAACAAACCACGCTTGATATCGATGCTTCGCTGCGCTGCATTGGCAGCCAAAAAACTCTGGCCTAGCAAACTTATGAAGTCATCAAAATCATCCGTCACAAACACATGCATCAGCTGAGGTGTAGTGGTCTAATAATCCCACAGTTTGGTGAGTGATCTAAATGACTTCCGCCAGGCAGCAAACAAAACTCGTGGGCAGGCTAAGGCTGGGATTCGGTACCGGCGGCCAGCTTGTAGGGATTGAAGCGAATGATCTCCTCACCCGCCCACTCGTTAAACTGCAGCAACCCTGCCTTGAGGCTGTCCACCTCGTTCACATCAAACACCTGGGCCGCCTTGGTGGCATCCCCAAACCCGCCAGTGTTGTTCGGTACCACCCCCATCAGTTGCGGCGGTACCCGATGGGCCGCCAGCTGATCATCCCGGCTTACCCCCTTGATGGAAAGAAAATCATCCTTGGCCGCAATCTCGGCCACTGGGATCAGCTTCACCGAATCCGCCTTGCCGCCTGGGGTGTAGAGCAGCAGGTTGCGGAAGTTGCCCGGCCCCTTGCTGTTTTGTAGCGCCGTCTTGAGCGCGGTGATGTCGCCCTCGTTCTGTAGGGCATCGCTAATATGCAGGATGAACCCCGCATGACTGCCATTCTCGTAGTAGCGACGGCGAAACAGGGTGGCCGACTCGTTGAGCAGCGCCGAGTTCAGGCTGGCCACATAGTCGGGGATGCCGTAAATCTCCTGATTAACGTCCGCCTCCATCACATGGCCCACCTCACCGGCGGGCAACTCCACCTCATGCCCTAGCCTCGGCACCCACCAATAGCGATCCAGGTCGAGGGATCTGTGGGTGTACTTGGCAGGCATCTGGTCATAGCGCAGGGAGCCGCCCAACCGGTTGCGCACCCGCTGCAGGTGGGCGTTGCCGAAGATCTCGTAGTCCATCACCAGTCCGGTGAAGGCCGCCAGGCTCAATTTCGGATGGGGGATGAAGCAGCCGCGCAAGATGTTGCGCTTCACCTGGATGGCCGAGGCGTGATGCACCGCCGCCCGATAGACCCGCGCCAGCCCGTGCAGGCTCAGGGGATGCTCATACCAGCGGCCGTTGTGCATCGACTCCAGATAATCGAATACCTCCCGCTGGGACAACACCGGGATCGCATCTCCAAATGTAAACGCCTGCACATCGGCAGGCGAATTGATCTGCTCACTCATCAGTAAATCTCCATAAAGCCGGAATTGGTGCCGGTCTGCCCCTCAAGGGGCTCGTGTAACAGAGCTTGCATGGTTGCCCAGGCAATATCGGCGTGGCTGGTCTCATCAGAGCGGCTGGCCTCGAAGGTGGGCAGCTTGCCGCTGTAGGTCACGGCGCGGCGGATGCTCATAAACGCCTGGGCCAAGTCGGTCCAGCCGCTGTCAAACTCCAGCCGCCCCTTGTTCATCACATCTTGCGCCTTCATCACCATCCGCATCTTCACGTTGGGGTTGTACTGGATGGCGGTGACTGCAGGGAAAAACTGCTTCACCAGCTGATAAACCCCCTCCCCGATCCCGGTGGTGTCGATGCCGATATAGGCCACGTTGTAGCGATCGCAGATAGCGCGGATAGACTTGGCCTGGGCATCAAAGTCCATCCCCTGCCAGCGGTGGCGTTCCAGAATGCGAAACTTGCCGCCGCGTACCAGTGGCGGGGCCAGCACCGCGCAACCTGCGCTGTCGCCCTTGCCGCCCTTGGCCGGGTCATAGCCGACCCACACCGCCCGGTTGGCCAGCGGCCGCAAGGTGTGGGGCTTGTAGTCCTCCCACACCAGCCAGCTGTCGACCATGCAACGCTGCAGCGTCGCCAGCGGGAACAGGCTCTCGGTGTCATCCATGAACTCGCACATCAACAGGTTGCGAAAATCATCCTCGGAATACTCACCGCGCAGCTGATCCAGGTCGAACAGATTGCAGCCGCCGCGTACCGCATCTTCCACGGTGACGATCTGCCGCCATTGACCATCGGCGCACAGCTTGCCGGCAGACAAATTGGCGTGGCTCAGGTCAATCTCGACCCGGTCGGCCTTGGCCTTGCCACGGTTAAAGTGGGCACCAGACCAGAAGTCATAGGCGGGATGGGTCAGGCTGGAAGGTGTGGAGATGTAGGTCTGGCGCCACTTCTTGTGCATCGCCATGCCGGACGCCACCTTGCGAAACTCCGGGAAGCCGTGGATCCAGAAATACTCGTCCATGTAGATATTGCCGTGATAACTCTGGGCTGTGCGGGCGTTGGTACCGAGAAAGTAAAGGTGCGCCCCGTTCGGCAGCACCATGGGGTCACCTTTGAGCTCAACCCCCTCCTCCTTGGCAAACTGGATGATGTACTGCTTGAACATGTGGGCCTGCGCCTTGCTGGCCGACAGGAAAATCTGGTTTCGCCCGGTCACCAGGGCATCAATGAAGGCCTCGAAGGCAAAGAAGTAGGTCGCCCCGATCTGGCGCGACTTGAGCAGGTCGCGGATCCGGTACTCCTGCCCGGCCTGATACCAGACCCGCTGGTAATCGAACATGGTCGACTCGAACCGCTCGATGAGCCGTTCTTGCTGCTCGGGCTCCACCACGTTGCGCTCGGGGGCCTTCTTCGGTCCCTTGTTGCGGTTGGCCACTTTCGGGTTGAGGTCAGCCTCGTTACCACCGTTGCTGTACTTGTTGACCCGGGCGATCCGCTCCAGTTGGCGGCCCAGCAGGTCAATCTCCTTAAAATCGCCGCCGCTCTTGGTCTCCTTCATCACCAGCTGGATCATGCGCGCCTCGATGGCGCTGTCCACCCGGTCTATCGGTTTGATGTCCTCCCAGCCGTCACGCTTCTTCCAGGTCGAGACGGTACCCTCCGGCGTTTGCAGCAACTCGGCAATGGTGCGCAGCGGGTAGCCCTGAAAGAACAGGTGCATGGCCTGCCGTCTGGGGTCGATGTGGGGAAAAACTAAGGGTGCTGTTGTCATGGCGCCAGTCTACCCAGCCGCTGCCACCCCAAACGCCCCGCCGCCAGTGTGTAGCGCTGCTACACACTGGCCCCAGATTGCACGATCCCGCCGCTCGCCCAGACCATAACCGCGACATCACTACCCAATCATCAAAGGGATCCCAGCACATGCCTAAGTCCAAATTTTTCCGTGTTGCGGTTGAGGGGGGCACCACCGACGGCCGCGCCATCACCCGCGACTGGATTGAAACCATGGCCCTGCGCTACAACCAGGCCACCTATGGCGCACGGGTCAATATGGAGCATATCCGGGGCATCGACCCCAACGGCCTGTTCAAGATGTACGGCGACATCACCGCCGCCAAGACCGAAGAGGTCACCATCGAGGGGGAGCAGCGGCTGGCCCTGTTCGTGCAGATTGACCCGACGCCTGAGCTGATCGCGCTGAACAAAAAGCGCCAGAAGGTTTACACCTCCATCGAGATCCACCCCAACCTGAACGAAAAAGGGGCCTACATGATGGGGCTGGCCGTGACAGACAGCCCGGCAAGCCTTGGCACCGAAATGCTGCAGTTCTGCAGCAAGGCCACAGTCAACCCGCTGGCCGACCGCAAATACCATCCGGAGTGCCTGTTTACCGAAGCCCTCGAAACCATCATCGAATTTGAAGATGAGCAGGAGAAAGGCCCGGGCCTGCTTGAACGCATCACCTCCCTGTTCACCAACCACAAACAGCAAGCCAACGCCGATTTCAGCGATGTGCATCAGGCCGTTGAGGCCGTGGCCAAAGAGGTGACCAGCATCGATGCCGCCTTGCAGGAAAAGCTGAACCAGCAGGAAACCACCCTCACCGAGCTGACCGGCAAGCTGAATGCCACCGCCAAAGCCCTGGCCGACCTGACCACCCAGCTCGAACGCCAGGAAGATTTCAGCCACAAGCGCGATCCCGCCACCGGTGGCGATGGCACCACCACTGACTCCACCGACTGCTAAGGACCCGACCCCATGCGTAACGACACCCGATTGAAGTTCAATCTCTTCACCCAGAAAATCCGCGAGCTCAACGGCATCCCGGATGAAACCAAGAAATTCACCGTCACCGCCTCGGTTGAGCAAACCCTGGAAACCCGCGTGCAGGAGTCCAGCGCCTTCCTGTCGATGATCAATGTGGTCGGCGTGCCAGAGCAGGAAGGGGAAAAACTGGGGCTTGGTATCAACACCACCATCGCCGGTACCACTGACACCACCAAGGGGGATCGCCAAGCTGTCGATCCGACCGACCTGACCGGCAACAGCTACCGCTGCGAACAGACCAACTTCGATACCGTGCTGCGCTACGCCAAGATCGATGCCTGGGCCAAGTTCAAGGACTTCCAGACCCGTATCCGCGACGCCATCCTGCATCGTCAGGCCCTCGACCGCATCATGATCGGCTTTAATGGGGTCAGCCGCGCCGCCACCTCCAACCGGGTGACCAACCCGCTGTTGCAAGACGTCAACAAGGGCTGGCTGCAGAAGATCCGTGAAGACAAGCCGGAGAACGTGCTCGATGAGGTCAAGGCTGGCTCCGGCGTCGTCAAGGTTGGCTCCGGCATCACCACCGCTGAGGGATACAACAACCTCGATGCCCTGGTGATGGATATGACCGAGCTACTGGGCCCGACCTACCGCGACGACACCGAACTGGTGGCCATCGTCGGTCGCAAGTTGCTGCACGATAAATACTTCCCCATGGTCAACAAAGACCAGGTACCGAGCGAGAAGATGGCCGCCGATGTCATCATCAGCCAGAAACGGATGGGCGGCTTGCCTGCCGTACGCGTGCCGAGCTTCCCAGACAACGCCATCCTGATCACCCGGCTGGATAACCTCTCCATCTACTGGCAGGAGGGCACCCGCCGCCGCACCATCCTCGACAACGCCAAGCGCGACCAGATCGAGAACTACGAATCGGTGAATGAAGCGTACGTGGTCGAAGACTACGAAGGCGCCGCGCTGGCCGAACACATCCAGCTGGTTGAACCGGCTGCGGCCGCATAAGGGGGAAACATGACAAGCCCCGCACTGCACAACAAGCAACGCAAACTGGCCGCCCAGCAAGGGGCGGCCAATCCCGAGCAGGATCGCGCCGCCGCCAACCAGTACGAACTCCAGCTGATGCAGCTGGCCGAGCACCGCCGCACCCTCAAGGGCATTCAGAGCATCGAACGCAAGATCGACGCCAAGCGCAACATGCTGGCCGTCTATAAACCGTGGATTGATGGCCTGCTGGCCGCTGATCGCGGCGGTCAAGACGATGTGATGGTAACCATCATGCTCTGGCACCTCGACACCGGCGATCTGGCAGGCGCCCTTCCGATGGCTGACTACGTGATCCGCCACGGCCTCAATACCCCGGACCAGTACGAACGCACCGCCCCTACCCTCATCGCCGAAGAAGTGGCCGAGACCGCCATCAAGCTGCAAGAGGCAGGCAATGGCCCGACCCTGCAACTGCTCAGCAGCTACATGAACATGCTGGCTGACTGCGACATCTTCGACCAGGTGCGCGCCAAGCTGCACAAGGCGGTGGGCCGCGCCTGTTACGCCGAAGGACTCAAGGAGCAAGCGGCTGATCATTACCGCCGGGCCATCGAATTGCACGACAAGGTGGGCATCAAGCGAGAGCTGGAAGATCTGGCACGCGAAATCAAAAAGGAGAACGCAGCCAAAACCGCCGCCGGCCAGCCCAACAACGAACCGGCACCGCCGTCGGGTCCTGAACCCACGCCCGAACCAGAACTAAAGCCATCCATCCCCGAACAGCCAGCCCCCGCCGACGGCGAGGCCAGCTAACAGAGCGTACCCCGCACCCTGGGCGGCTCGGGCCTGACGAATGCCACCGGCATACCAGACGGCCCGACCACCGCCCAACAAGCGGCCCCACCTCAAAGTCAGGAGCACCATGAGCACCGGATTTTTAGCCACCAACCCGACCCCGCCCGCCGCAGAAGAAGGCGATATCACCAGCGCCCCCTTCTGGCCCGCGATCTCGCTGGCCGACTTGCGCGAGACCGTCCGGCTTGATGGCACAGTCACAACTGCCCGCCTCACCCATGCGGTGATCGATGCCATCACCAGCGTCAACCAGGATCTGGCCCTGTGGCGCACCGCCAGAGAAAGCGAAGGCCACGCCACCCTGGCCGCAGTTCCTGCAGAGCCCATCAATGGCGGATCGGTATACCTGCACAGCTACCGCCGCGCCATCTACGCCATGACCCGCGCCAACCTGCTCGAGCGCTACGCCGACTACAGCGCTACCGGCGATGGGGTCAAAGGGGCCGAGGCCAAAATCATCAGCTCTGATGACCTCTACCGCGACGCCCGCTTTGCCATTCGCGACATTCTCGGCACCACCCACACCACGGTGGAGCTGATCTGATGCAACTGCGCAGCCAACAGGGCGACACCCTCGATCTCATCCTGTTTCGGCACTACGGCTACACCGCAGGCATCACCGAGCAAGTGCTCAACCTCAACCCCGGTCTGGCGGCGCTCGGCCCCATCCTGCCAACCGGTACCTTCATCCACATGCCAGCGGCCCCGACTCAGGCCGAACAGCCGCTGATCCAGCTATGGGACTGACCGTAATGCGAGAAAAGAGAACACCGACATGAGCCGACTCGACGACGAACTCGAACGACTGGCCGAGATCAGCGATCAACAAATCGCTGCCCGCATCCACGCCGCCCGTATTAGCGGCACGGGCCCCCACTACTGCACCGACTGCGACGACCCGATCCCGCAGGAACGCCGCGAAGCGATCCGGGGCTGCGAACGCTGCGCCGACTGCCAGACCATTCACGAATTCCAGACCTCCCGCCACTACGGCAGCAAACGATAGGAGCGCACGATGCCAGAACCGATATCGACCTTCACTGCAACCAGCACCCTTGCCGGGCTGGCTATGTTGTTTACCTTGCCTGGCTTGGATCCCGCCATGGTTCTCGGTGCATTTACCGGGGCCATCGTGTTTGCCGCCACCGCAGAAGAAAAGGGGGTCCTGCGCAATATCACCCTTCTCATTGCCTCATTTATTACCGGCCTACTGCTGACCGATATGGCTGCAGATCTCTTGGCCAACATCCTGCCTGTCAGCATCAACGTCAGCAAAGCCGTGGGGGCGCTGATCGCTTCATCAATGACGGTGCGCCTGCTGCAAACCGTTATCCGCAATCAAGACCGTCTCTTGGACGGCCTGTTCAACAAGAGGAACAAGCCATGAACTTGATACCAACTGACCCCACCTACGCCCTTATCTACACCTGTTTTTACGCCCTGATCTGCACCGCCATCTTCCTGCGTGTGATGTTCTTTAACCGTCGAGGTGGCGAATATAAAGCACTGCCCGCCTGGTTGGCTTGGGTGCTCTGCGTGGCCTCCGGCTCAGTGCCATTGCGCTTGCTCGTCGGCGGCGTGCCGATCCCTGATCTATCCAGCGTCGTGCTGGCCGTCTTCTTACTCAGCGCCCTCATCAAAACCCGTGGCTCGGTCTTTCACCTGCTGCCACATCGCAAGTCCGCTGCAGCGGCGACCAAAGCGATCAGCACCCGTGACCTATGCAGGAGATTTCAACCATGACCCTGAAAAAAGGTGATACCGGCACCGCCGTGGCCGACCTGCAACGCCGCCTCACCGCCAGCGGTTATCCGGTCGCGGTCGATGGCTGGTTTGGCGATGCCACCGAACGGGCGCTGATCAACTTCCAGCGGGATTACATGATCACCGCCATCGGTCAGGCTGGCCCCCGCACCCTCGCCGCCCTGCTCGGCAGCGAGCGTGGTAACCAGCTGACCGTCAACCACATGCAGGCAGGGGCTGATCTGCTCGCCGTGCCGCTGGCCACCATGGCCACCGTCGCCCAGGTCGAAAGCATCGGCGAAGGCTTCACCCAGGCTCAGCGCCCTGTGGTGCTGTTCGAGCGGCATGTGTTCTACAAGCAGCTCACCAAACACCTGAGCAAGGCGAAGGCAGACCAGCTGGCCGCCAATTACCCCAACCTGGTCAACCCCAAACGTGGCGGCTATACGGGCGGCGCTGCCGAGTGGGAACGGCTGCAACTGGCCATCAGCCTGCATCGGGATGCCGCCATCGAGTCGGCCAGCTGGGGCATGTTCCAGATCATGGGCTACCACTGGCAGCCGCTGGGTTTTGCCTCGGCGTGCGACTGGCAGGCAGCCATGCAGCGCAGCGAGGTCGAGCACCTCACCGCCTTGTGCCGCTTCATCCAGCAAGACCCAGCCATGCACAAGGCCATGCAGGGTCGGAAATGGGCCGACTTCGCCCGCAGCTACAACGGCCCAGCCTACAAAGACAACGACTACGACACCAAGCTGGCCAAGGCATACGACCACTTTGCCAAGGTTTACCCAGTGCAGGAGGTAGCAAGTGCTGCTTAATCTACTGCGCTCCCCCCTCAGCTGGTTACTGCTGGCCTTGGCCATCGCCTGTACTGTCGCAATGGCGGGCTGGGGCTGGGCGGCTACCTCGGCAGCAACCGCCAAGGGTAAGGTCACCACCCTGCAAAGTGACCTCAAGGCCGCAGATGACAAGGCCAAAGAGGCCGCGCGGCGGGAACAGGGCAAAGACAGCACGATCAACACCCTGAAAACCGAACTGGATACCCAGGCAACCGCCGCGGCCAAACTGCAGGGCCAGCTCGACCAGCTGGCTCAGTCAGCCGCCACCCGTGCCGACACCATCAAGAGGCTCAAACGTGAAAATGCTGAACTTCGGATGTGGGCTGATCGCCCTCTGCCTGATCCTGTTATCAGGCTGCTCCAGCGCCCCGCCATCACCGGTGCCGCAGACTATCAGGCTTATCTGTCAGGGCCTGACCCCCTGCCAGCTACCGGCGGCCAGCCCAACCAATAACGGCGACTTGCTCGACCAGCTAACCCAAGCCGAAACAGCCTGGGCCAGTTGCGCCGCCAAGGTCGATAGCCTCATCACCTGCCAGCAAAGGCATCAACAACAAGGGAGCCAAGATGGAAAAGCCAAAACAGATCCGTGAGGTGCTGACCAACTGCGTCCAACACCTCAAGACCAACCCGGACAAACTGCACCTCTTCATCGCCCCGGGTAACGTCGAAAGCACCGGTGCCAGTTCACTCTCGTTCGAGTGGCAATACCCGCTGACTATCGGTGTCGAAGACTTTGCTGGCCACCCGGATCAGATCATGGTGCCGCTGCTGGCATGGCTGCGCCAACACCAGCCTGAGCTGATGACCAACGATGAAAAGCGCAAAGATGGCATCACTTTCGAGGCCGAATACCTCGCCAACGACCTGATCGACCTCATCATCACCGTCAAGCTGACTGAGCGGGTCCGGGTGTGGCAAAACGAGCAGGGTATTGGCTGGGAGCACCTGCCAGAGCCGCCGGAAGACCCTTATGACGGCATCACCTGGGAATTGTTCATCAACGGAGAATATCAGCCATGGCCACCGACGAACTGAGCCGCCTGACCAGCTGGGCCGATGGCCTGCTGGCCAGCATGACACCGGCCGCCCGCCGCCAACTGATGGGGGAAATTGCCCGGAACCTGCGTGCAAGTCAGAGCAAACGGATCAGGGCCAACATCCAGCCAGATGGCAGCCCCATGACCCCGCGCAAGCCGCTCAAGAAGCTGGCGAAAAAGCGCGGCACTACCCGCCGCAAGATGTTTCAGCATCTGGTAAGCCCCCGTTGGCTCAAGGCAACCAGCACCGAACATCAAGCCGTGGTCGAGTTTGTCGGCTCGGCCAACCGCCTCGCCACCATTCACCAATACGGCCTCAAAGACCGCATCAAGGGCCGTGAAATCAGCTATCCAGCGCGGGAACTGTTGGGGCTGGAAACCAAGGAGCTCGAGAAGATGGAAGAGATTCTGCTGGAGTTCATGCTCCCAAGTTTTCATTCGCCATAGTATCGGTACAATAGCGGACAAGTTTGAAGCTTGATTGTTCTAACGTAGGGATACATGAAAAAGAAAAAAGAGATCAACTGGGTACGCTGGCGCTGGTTAAGGCAACACCTGAAACAGGCGCGTAAGTCACCCATGCCTGACGAGCCCAAAACTAACATCACTAATTTTTTGACCACTACATTCTCAGCCATTCCACTTATCACAGCGGCAATATACCTATCAGGCATGGCATATCACTATGGTGAATGTCTTGTTTATGGATTGGATATTGTCGAGTTTCCATGGCCTGCCGATATTACCCTTTCTATGGGTTATTTACAGTTAATGAAGGCCTTTCAGTGCTATATTCACCTCATACTAAGTCTGTTTTTTGGTAGTTTGATACTGATTGTTGTGCTATTTGTTAGCGTACGTCTAAGGCTCCGATGCTCTTGGTTTTGGCACGGGGTAAAATCAAAACATTTTCCAAAAATGCGACGACATTTACGTGTCATAGCACATGTACCCGCTCCAAGATTATTTTTAGCATTAGCATGGCTGAAACTTATTTATGACCGTTTTGCTATTCTAGCGGTACCAACTTTGATAGTTCTGCTACCCGTATTGTTCAGCTTTCAACAGGGAATGAATTTCGCAGAGAAAAAAGTAGGCCTGTTAGAAAATGGCCAATTGACGTTAGAACAAGGCTATACACTCTCACCACTACTAGGGGATACACCACATATTCGTTTGATGTGTAACACAGTCTATTGTGCTTATCGACTCAAAGGAAATAAAGTCAAGCTTGTCCGTCATGAGCAATCTGAACTAGTGCAATGGCTTGTTCCAAGCGAGCCATAAAAATATTCGACCTTAACAATAAAAACAACAAAAATTTGTTATCACATCAATCTTCTGGAAAACTTACAATGACAAAACTATATAAATATTTATCTCCTGACATTTTAGAGCATGCGACATCACGCAAAGATCATGTCAGTGTAAAGTGCTCATACCCCAAGGATTATAATGACCCATATGAATTATCACTTGCCATAGACATAGAAGAAGACTCTAGCCTTCTTGCTTTTTATTTGGATACAGTAGAACAAATATCTCAGCGACCTACATCATGTTTTTCTAAGTCGCCAATTGTCACCCCTATGTGGGCACACTATGCAAATAATGCATCAGGGTTTGTTATAGAGTTTGATGAAACTAAACTTAAAGAAACCATTGCCGACTTAGCTATTGATGACATCCAGTACATGGATACCCCATCACCTGATATTTCTAGCTGGCTGCATATGGCTTTTGGTACATGCAAACCAAGACACGCAATGCAGTTTTATAATTGCGTTAATTACTACGCATACTTTTCTAAACAATCTTGCTGGGCATATGAACAAGAGCGACGAATGGTTTTAGAGGAGAGCCACATTACGTCTATTGCAGGCAACATGCTTCTATTTATACCCAAAGAATGTGTAAGCGCAATAATATTAGGACCTAAAGCAGAACCAAACCTGATAAAGAAATGCTTGGAAATAACAAAAGATTTGGGTTGCAATATTTATAGAATGGTCATAGGAAAAAGTGCTGTGACTCCATTCTTTATGGACGAAAGAGAAAACACATTCATTTTTGATGGGAAAGAAATAACGACTAGTGAGAACACATGTGAAAATTGCCTTGCGCCAATATCAATAGAACAAGAAAAATGCTCTTGGTGTAAAATTGACAGAGATGATTTTCATGAGGCAGCCAGGAGAAATCCATTAAGAATGCTCGCAAGCATGGGTGCATTAGGTGATTATATAGAATCATTTGGCAGAATTGGAAAAAACAAGTAGTAATGCGATTCCAGATTTTAACCAATCTCTATTGGTATTTTTTGTAGCCAAATAAAATAATGTTAGTGTGCTAAACCACAGCACACTTCCACTCCCTAGCCTTTTATGCCATTGCCCAAAACAATGGCCCCATGCAACCGACCCCAACCGAACTCAAACGCCTGATCGACAACCTGATCCGCATTGGCACCGTCACCGCCGTGCGCTCAGGGGAATGTCGCGTCAAAACCGGCGACATCACCACCAACTGGCGGCCCTACACCACAGACAGGGCCGGGGCTAACCGCACCCGCCACCGCCTGAGCTTGGGCGAACAGGTGATTTTGCTCTCGGTCAGCGGCGATACGCGCAATGCCTATATCGTCGGCCGCCTCAATGCTGACCAGTTCCCCGAGCCGCTGGCCGAGGATGACAACCCGGATCTCGACCGCACCGAATACGCCGATGGCGCCGTCATCGAGTACAACCCAAAAACCGGGGCGCTCAACACCACCGGCATCAAGTCCGCCACTATCTCGGCCTCGGTCACCGTCAAGCTGATCACCCCGCTGGTCGAATGCACCAAGGCGCTCAAGGTTGGTACCACTATCAGCGCGGGGGGCAAGATTACCGCCCCCACCGCAACTATCGGCGGCATAGAAGTCACGACCCACAAACACAAAGACACCATGCCGGGCAACGGCACATCAGGGGACCCTGTATGAACTGGCTCGGCATGAATGCAGACAATGGCCGCGCCATCAGCGCCACCGACCACATCATCCAGTCGGTGCGCGACATCCTGCTCACCCCGGTGGGTTCGCGGGTAATGCGCCGCGACTACGGCAGCGAACTCTTTTACCTCATCGACATGCCCCAGCATCAGGCCACCCGCCTGCGCCTGATGGCCGCCACCGTGCAGGCCCTTATCAACTGGGAACCCCGCATCACAATCACCCGTGTCGATGTACTGGGCGGCGGCATGGATGGCGCCTTAACCATCGAGCTCACTTGGCAGCGCAAAGATGGCGGCGCGCCCGACTCCAAAACAGAAAGCGCCACCATCACCATCCCCACAGGAGCCGCCCAGTGAGCAATGTAGACCTGACCCAGCTCCCGCCACCGTCAGTGGAGGAAACGCTCTCCTTCGAGGCAATCCTGGCCGAGCGCAAAGCCACATTGATCAGCTACTACCCGGCAGACCAGCAGGCCGCCATCGCCGCCACCCTCGAACTGGAATCCGAACCGCTCAACAAGCTGTTGCAAGAGAACGCCTATCGGGAAGTGATATTGCGGGCCCGCATCAACGATGCCGCCAAGCAGACCCTGCTCGCGTTTGCCAGCGGGTCCACCCTTGACCATCTGGCCGGTGAATATGAAATCGAGCGCCTGCTGGTCACTCCGGGCGATCCATCAGCAACCCCGCCCATCGAGCCGGTGTATGAATCAGATGACCGCCTGCGCATGCGCTGCCAAATGGCCTATGAAGGCATGGCCACGGCGGGCCCGGTCAATGCCTACAAGTTTCACGCCCTCTCGGCCAGTGCCGAGGTGGCCGATGTCGCCGTCGATAGCCCCACCCCAGGCACTGTCAGAGTGACCATCCTCTCACCGGCGGGCCAGCCGAGCGCTGACACCCTCAATCTGGTCGAGCAGGCGCTATCTGCCGAAGACGTGCGCCCGCTCTGCGATCTGGTGGCGGTCGAACCGGCCCAGATCAAGCCTTATGCCGTCGATGCCACTCTCAACGCTATCGGCTTGGGTAAAGAACAGGCAATTGCCGCAGCGAAAGATGCCATGGCAAAAACGGCCGCCGCTTATTACCGGGTCGGGGCCACCGTCCCGCTTTCCGCCATCTATGCCGCCCTGCACCAGCCGGGTATCGATAGCGTCACCCTGCGCGCGCCGCTGACCGATGTCACCTGCAGCGCGCAGCAGGCCGCCAAACTCACCACCATCCACATCGACTAAGGACAACACCATGGCAAACGCCCTCTATGACAAAGGCCGCGAGAAGTTTCTCACCGGCGCCATCAATGCCAGTGCCGACACCCTCAAGTGCGCTCTGCTCAAGAGTACCTATTCCCCCACCCTGGCCAGCGACGAGTTTTTCAGCACGCTGTCCGCTCACGTAGTCGGCACCCCGCAAACCTTGGCCAGCAAGACCGTCACCGGTGGCGTATTCGATGCCGCCGACGTCACCTTCCTCGCCGTTCCCACCGCCACCGTGACGTATTGCGCCATCTACAAAGACACCAGCAACGCCGCAACCAGCCCGCTGATCGCCCTGTTCGACACGGCGGCAGGTCTGCCTGTCAGCACCAACGGCGGCGACATCATCATCGCTTGGGATAGCGGCCCCAATAAGATCTTCAAACTCTGATGGCAACCATCTATCCCATCTGGCGCGGGTCACTGACCTACCACGACGGCACCCTGTCATTTGACGGGGCGGCTATCTATCGGGGCACCCAACAGGGTGAAGATGACCCCGCGCCAGATGCCATTGCTGGGGTCAGTGTCGGCCTGACAGTGGCAGGGATAGAAGAAGGCAAAGCAGGGCTGGCATCGCTCACTCAGCGCGCGAAGCCAACCGGGATAAACCAGTTTGCAGCCGGGGCCAACAAACTGACCAGCCGCGCCAAGGCCCTCGCTATCAGCGATGGCGCACAGGGTGATCCAGCAACAACCACCCAGGCCACTGTTGCAACAATGGGCGACCTGCTCGCCATGGGGGCGGCGGACATGTCAATACAGATCACCCTTGCCGGGCTTGATGCAGGGATTATCGGCACCGCAGGGATAAGAACTCGGCTCGGTACCGGCGGGTTACAGCCTGATGCCATCGAGGCGCCGACCATTCAACAGTTGCTGGCACCTGCTGGGCTCGATCTCGGCGCGCTGGGCAGCCACAAGGCCAAGGTGCGCCAGACCATCGGCGATCTGTCTGATGGCCAACAAGGTGACCCGCGTCTAATGACCAAGCTGGCGCTGGCGGCAACGGCCTTTACCGGTGCGATGGGCACACCGATCGCCAAGTACGCCCAGATCATCTACCCGATGGCGCCAGCCTTGCCAGCCGCCACCCTGCCAGCCCTGACCATCATCCTGGCGTACAGTGCGCTGGCTGCGCCGCTGCTATCGCCAATCACCACCACCGCGCGCCTTGGTACGCGCGGGATAGACGCAGGGGCATTCGGCTCAACAAAGGTGCACCGCCTGCCCCTGCCGTTACCCGTCACCCGGGATCTGCTGCCACCCTCGGTCACCAGGCTGGAACACTTGGCCGCCGCGACACTGGCCAGCAACCTGACGCCAGAGCTGATCACCTCCACCCGCTTTGCAGATACCTGCCCTGCTCCATTGCTGCCATGGCTGGCATGGGCCCGCTCGGTGGACTGGTGGGAACTGGCGGAATCAGAAGACCAACAGCGGGCGCTGATCAAAGCCTCCTATCGGCTACATCAGCGCAAGGGAACCCCGTGGGCCATCAAGGAAGCGCTCAACGTACTGGGCTTTGGTGACAGCACAATCATCGAGCGAGCCACCGGCCGCCGCTATGACGGCACCCTCAGCTACAACGGCAACGAACCCCACGGGGATCCAACCCGCTGGGCGGTCTATCGGGTCATTCTGACCCGCCCGGTCACCACCGAGCAGGCCAACCGCATCAAGCGCCTGCTGGCAGAGATGGCGCCCGCCCGCTGCCACCTTTCAGCACTCGATTACACCAGCGCGCCCGTTACCTACAACGGCGCCGCAACCTACAACGGCAACTACAACCACGGAGCCTCATGATATGGCGAATTTACAAGAGGTCGTCAGCTGGGAGGCTGGCATCTACCAACTCGAAACAGGGGATCCGGTACTGGGTGGCCCGGGCGGCGTCTCCAACAAACAGGGACAAGCGCTGGCCAACCGCACCGCCTACCTGAAAAGGCACATGGATGACCTTGAGGGAGGCAATACAGCTGCCGGCAAGGCCAACAAGCTCAGCACCGCCCGCACTATCGCCCTGGCTGGCGATGTCACCGGTCAGGCGTCATTTGACGGCAGTGGCAATATCAGCATCACAGCCACCTATAAAAACTCGGGGGTGGTGGCGGGCACCTATCGCTCGGTCACTGTCGATGCCAAGGGCAACATCACCGCAGGCAGCAACCCCACCACTCTGGCAGGCTATGGCATCACCGATGCGGTACCAAACTCGCAAAAAGGCGCCAACAACGGGGTGGCGACCCTGGATGGCGGCGGCAAGGTGCCAGTCAGTCAAATCCCAGCCACTGCCATCGTCGACACCTTCGTCGTCGGCTCACAAGCAGCCATGCTGGCCCTGACTGCCGAAATGGGTGATGTGGCTGTGCGTACCGATCTGAACAAGTCGTTCATTTTGCGGGTAACCGGTGCATCCACCCTGGCCAACTGGCAAGAACTGCTCACCCCGACAGACTCGGTGCAATCGGTGGATGGCATGACCGGTGCAGTGACCATCGCCACCGCCAGCGAAGCCGTGAAAGGTAAGGCGCAGATCGCCACCCAGGCAGAGGTGAATACCGGTACCGATGACACCAAGTTCGTCACTGCCAAGAAGCTGATGGCATGGGTCAAGCAGGCATCAGAAACCGTACTCGGCATGATGAAGGTGGCCACCCAGGATCAAACCGATGCAGGGGCATCAGATGATGTAGTTATTACACCAAAAAAACTTAGATGGGGTGCGTCATTTTCAAAAATTGGTAACACTTGCTATATCGCGCTGCCTTCATGGATAGGCAGCTTTATAATTCAGTTTGGAAAAAAAGAAGTTGTCGCAAATAGTGCGCAAGTGACATTCCCTATCGCATTCCCGACGGCTGTTGGAGCAGTAATTCCAATCAAACAATCAGCATCGGCTGGTGTTTTTATTACTCCTGATAATATTGGCTTAGCTAGTTTTACCGCATATGGATGGAGCACAGTAAATACGCCATCATCTGTCAATACATTTTGGTGGTTTGCCATTGGATATTAATGAGGTTCAGTGATGTTATATTCAAAGTCAAAAAATGGTTTTTATAACCAAGCAGTTCATAGCGGATCAATTCCAGCCGACGCTGTAGAAATCAGTGATTTACTATATCACGAGCTATTAATGGCTCAGGAAGCTGGCGCCATCATTACGTCAGACGAAAATGGATGCCCTATCGCCGTCAATGAGGAACTGGATCAGGTAGATGTTGCATTCAACAAACTGAATTCTCTCCAAGCAATAGCAGTGGCTCAGATTGAACTAATCAAACCCGCTGTAGATGGCGGCTACGCCAAGCCGGAGCATACTCAGCTGCTGGCGGACTGGCAGCGCTACCGCTACGAACTGACTCAGGTGCCGGCACAACCCGGCTGGCCTGAATCATCCCAGTGGCCAACCGAACCGGAGAAGGTCATCTAACCAAGCCACAACACCCCGCCCAATGCGGGGTGTTTCGTTACTGCCGCCGTCCGTCACGTTGTCACCGCTGGGCCATTGTGTAACGCCGAAACACAATGGCCGCCACTCGCCTGCCATCCCCTGCCCCTGCATCCTGACCCTGCTCACATCACATGCATTACCTACGCAAAGAATGCTCCGTCCGGACAACAGGAGAACCTATGGCACTGGACCAATTTCACCACGGCGTGCGCGTCGTCGAAGCGACCGAGGGCACCCGCACCATCCGCACCGTCGCCACGGCGGTGATCGGCATGGTTTGCACCAGCGAAGACGCCGACGCCACCTATTTCCCCCTCGACAAGCCTGTACTGATCGCCAACCTGCCAGCGGCCATCGCCAAGGCAGGCAGCGAGGGAAACCTCAAAAAATCCCTGCAAACCATCTATGACACCGTCAACACCATCGTCATCGTCGTGCGCGTGGCCAAGGGTGCCGACGCCGCAGCCCTGACCAGCAACATCATCGGCACCATCAAGCCCGATGGCAGCTATACCGGCCTCAAGGCGCTGGAACGGGCCGCCCCGGTCACCACCGTCAAGCCACGCATCCTCTGCGTGCCGGATAACTGCACCCTGCCGGTGTCCACTGCGCTGGCGGGCATGGCAAAAAAACTGCGCGCCTTTGCCTACGTGCCAACCATCGCCGAGACCGTTGAAGCCGCGCTGGCCTACCGTGACAACTTCTCCAGCCGCGAGCTAATGGTGATCCATGCCGACTGGACAGCGTGGGACGTAGCAGCCAATGCCAGCGTCAAGCTCGATGCCTGCCTCAAGGCCGCCGCCATGCGGGCGCTCATCGACAAAGAGATTGGCTGGCACAAGACCCTGTCGAACGTCGGTGTGACCGGGGTTGATGGCATGACCAAAGCCCTGTTCTGGGATCTGCAAGACCCCGACACCGAGGTCGGCCTGCTCAACGCCAACGAAGTCACCGGCCTGATCCAGTCCAGCGGGTTCCGCTACTGGGGCAACCGCACCTGTTCCGATGATCCCCTGTTCGCCTTCGAGAACTACACCCGCACCGCCCAGATCCTGGCAGACACCATGGCCGACGCGCACATGTGGGCCAACGACAAACCGATGCATCCTTCCCTGGTCAAAGACATCGTCGAAGGGGTCAACGCAAAGGGGCGTGAGCTGGTGAACGGCGGTTACTTGCTCGGGTTTGACTGCTGGTACAACGAGGAGCTCAACGACAAGGACACCCTCAAGGCAGGCAAGCTGCGCATTGATTACAACTACACCCCGGTGCCGCCGCTCGAAGACCTCGGTTTCATCCAGCGCATCACCGATTACTACCTCATCGACTTCGGCGCCCGCGTCGCGGCCGCAGCATAAGGAGCCAACATGGCACTGCCACGCAAACTCAAACGCCTGAACGTCTTTCTCAATGGCGATAACTGGGTCGGTGAAGCGGAAGATTTCACCCCGGCCAAACTGTCACGCAAGTTTGAAGCCTATCGCGGCGGCGGCATGGGCGGTGCCGTCAACATCGACATGGGGCTTGATGACAGCGCCCTCGATGTCTCGTTCACCTTTGGCGGCTACGGCGATCAACTCCTGCGCTGCATGGGTGAACCCAAGGCCGACGGCACCAGCCTGCGCTTTGCCGGATCAACCCAGCGTGATGACTCCGGCGAAGTGATGGCCGTCGAAATCGTCTGTCGTGGCCGCTTTAAAGAGCTCGATCGCGGCACCCTCAAGGCCGGTGACAACACCCAGGCCAAGGTCAGCATGGTCAACACCTACTACAAAGAGACCGTTAACGGTCAGGTGATGCATGAGATTGACCTCATCAACATGATCGAAATCGGCCCAGATGGCGTCGACCGCATGGCCGAGCACCGCAAAGCCATCGGCCTCTAACCCATTCACCCATCCAACGGGCGGCCAACAGCCGCCCTCACTACATCACCAGGAACCAACACCATGGAAAACAAAACCGTTACCCTCGACCAAGCCATCCAGCGCGGCGAAACCACCATCACCGAGATCCAGCTGCGCAAGCCCAAAGCGGGCGAAATGCGCGGCCTCAACATGGCCGATGTCCTGCAGATGGATGTCAACGCGCTCACCAAGCTGCTGCCACGCATCACCACCCCGATCCTGACAGAAGTAGAGATCGGCAACATGGACCCGGCTGACCTGCTGCAGCTGGGCAGTGAGGTGGCCGGTTTTTTGATGCGGAAGAAAATGGGTTACCTGGCTGCGTAGATGACCTGATGGCCGATCTGGCCATCATCGCCCACTGGCCGCCGTCCGACATGGCGGCCATGGAGCTCAGCGAGCTGATGGGCTGGCACCAACGCCTCGTTGAGACTCACAACCGCATCAACGGGGCAGAAGAACAATGAACCCTCTCAAACTGCAAATCCTGCTCGGGGCGGTCGACAAGCTCACCGCCCCCCTCAAAGCAGTCAGCGGCCAAAGCCGCCTCACCGCCAAAGACCTGGTCGACACGAAAAAGCGTATCAAGGAACTGGAAACCCAAAGCGGCCAGATTGACGGCTATCGCACCCTCGGCCAACAGATTGGCGCAACCCGCGCCCAGCTAACAGCTGCCCAGCGTGACGCCCAACAGATGGCTCAGCAGTTCGCTAAGGTCGAACAACCGACCAAAGCCATGACCCGCGCCATGGAGCAAGCCAAGCAGAAGGTGCGCGACCTCTCACAGCAAGAGCGGGAAATGGTCGCCCGTCACGGCAGCCTGAAACGAGCCATGGGTGAGGCAGGCATCAACACCAAACAACTTGGCCAGCACCAACGCCTGCTCAAGACCGACCTTGCTGCAACCAACACCCAACTCGACCAGCAGCGGGCCAAGTTGGGTCAACTGGCTGACCAGCAAAAGCGTCTGAATCAGGTCAAAGCCAACTACCGTCAGACCCAAGAACTACGCGGCCAGATCGCGGGCCACGGGGCCACCGCCATTGCAGCCGGCACCGCTATCGGCATGCCGGTTTACAGCGCCATCAAAGACTATTCCAGCTTTGAAGATGCCATGAAGGGGGTGGCCAAGCAGGTGGATGGCGCCCGAACAGATTCAGGTGAACTGACCTCCATCTACTACGACATGGCCAAAGAGATAAAAACCATTTCAGAGGAGATCCCCCAGCTCAATGGCGCGATCGACATCGCCGCCCTGGTCGAGGGTGCCGCCCGCATGGGGGTGCAAGGTCAGGATAACTTGCTCAAGTTCGCCAGAACGTCAGCCAAGGCGGCCACCGCGTTTGAGCTGCCGGCAGGCCAGCTCGCCGAAGACATGGGCAAGATTGCCAACCTCTACAAGATCCCCATCAGCAACATCGAACAGCTCGGCGATGCCATCAACTTCCTCGACGACAACGCCCAGTCCAAGGGGGCTGACATCATCGACGTGCTGCAACGTTTGGGTGGCGTCGCCGACAAACTCGATTACCGGAAGGCCGCCGCACTGGGATCTGCCTTCCTCAGTCTGGGGGCCGCCCCAGAAACTGCGGCCAGCGCCTCAAACGCTATGGTGCGCGAACTATCCATCGCGACGATGCAGAGCAAGCGCTTCCAGACAGGCATGGCTGCACTAGGCATGAAATCGGCTGATGTAGAAAAAGCCATGGCGACCGATGCCATGGGCACCATCACCAAGGTGCTGGAGAAAATCAAGAAGCTAAAAACAGAAGACCAACTCAGGGTCACCACCCAGATATTCGGCAAGGAATACGGCAAAGATGCAGCCAAGCTATCCAACAACCTGGATGAACTCTATCGCCAGTTGAAGCTAGTTAACGGAGAGAAAGCAAAGGGGTCGATGCAACGTGAGTCTGACATCGACAAAGACTCGCTCTCATCCCAATGGCTGATCTTGCTGGCCGGTATAACAAACGTGAAGGCAGACCTTGGCGAGCTGTTGCGCGGCTCCCTAATGGACATCATCAAGTTCACCAAAGAGATCGTTGCTGGTACCCGTAACTGGGTTGAAGCAAACCCCGAGCTGGCCAATACCTTGGTCAAGATTGCAGCGGTGACATCCGTCATCGCTATTGCACTCGGTGTGCTATCGCTGAGCATCGCGGCCCTGCTTGGTCCAATGGCTATCATGAAGCTCATCTTGGGTGTTCTGGGGGTGACATTTGGCGGCATGCTGGGGGCAATAACCGCAATCCTTGCGCCATTAGCGGCCCTGGCTGCATTGGGTATTGCCATCATCAAGTTCTGGCAACCCATCAGCGCATTTTTCAGCGGGCTATGGCAGGGCATCATGACTGGGCTTGCTCCCGTCTTTGAAGCCTTTAAGCCATTTGCACCACTGCTCGATGGCATAGGCAGTGGAGTAAAGGCGCTATCTGGCTGGTTTGGTGATCTGCTTGAACCGATCAAGTTCTCAAAAGAAACGCTGGAAGGGTTCGGCAGCGCTGGTCAGTTTGTCGGCCGCATCCTGGGCGAAGCCTTCAATCTGGCACTGACCCCGCTCAAAGCATTCCTGAAAGGGATCGAATGGCTGCTCGAATCGCTGGGGATTCTAGAAGCCAAGAAGCTGCCGAGCTTCCAGCTGGAAGCACCAACAGCGTCGACACCGGGTTACCTCAACGGCAACTACGGCCAGCCAGCACTCGCTGGCGGTTACAGCTACGGCCCTCGCATCGTGCAGACCGCAAAGCCTGTTACCGCAAGAGGGGCAGCGTCAACCACCCAGATCAATGCCCCCATCAACATCGTTCAGCAACCAGGGCAATCAGCCACCGATGTGGCGCAAGAAGTGCGCCGCGAACTGGATCGACGTGAACGTCAAGGCGCTGCCAATGGCCGCGCCTCCCTGACCGACCGCAACTAAGGAGCAACCACCATGATGATGACCCTGGGCTGGTTCGTGTTTATGCGCTCGACCGTGGCCCCGCAATCCCAACAAGACGAACGCGCATGGCGCCACCCCGGCAATAACCGGGTCGGTGCCCGCCCCTCATATCAGTACCTTGGGCCAGATGACGAACTCAGCACCCTGAGCGGGGTGCTCTATCCAGAGCTCACAGGCGGGCCAGTCTCCCTCGATATGCTCAATAGCATGGGCGACAGCGGCCAAGCCTTCCCCTTAATCCAGGGCGATGGCGTGATGCGCGGCTCGTTCGTAATAGAGGGGATCAGCACCACCCGCAGCGAGTTCTTCCAAGATGGCAGCGCCAGAAAAATCGAGTTCAGCATTAAGCTCAAGCGGGTCGATGACAACGACAGCTCCCTCGGCAACACCCTGCTCGGCCGCACTGCGGGCAACCTGCTCGGTCGCTTAGGGTTAGGCACGCTGCTGAACACCGTGGGCGGCAAACTCGGGGGGCTGCTCTGATGGGGGCATTCGACCAGTTTGGTACCCGCTTGGCTGAAAACCTTGGTATCACCAGCCAGCTGGATGCCCTGCGTCAACAGCATCCGACCCCCACCTATCAGGTGCGGGTAGATGGCAACGATGTCTCGGGCACCCTGCGCCCGCGCCTGATGCACATGACCATCACCGATAACCGGGGTTTTTCTGCCGACACCATCGAAATCGCCCTCGATGACAGCGACGGCAAACTGGCCATGCCGCGCCGTGGGGCCACCCTGCAAGCCAGCATCGGTTGGCAAGGCGGTGCCCTGGTCGATAAAGGCACCTTCAAAATTGACGAGGTGGAGCATGGCGGGGCCCCCGACGTGCTCACCATCCGGGGCAAATCGGCAGATCTGCGCGGTAGCATGAACAAACTGCGCGAGCACAGCTGGCACTTTGAAACCATCGGCGCCATCGTGGAACAGCTGGCCGCCCGCTATGGCCTGACCCCGAGCGTCGGCGAAGCCTTCAAGGGGATGATGATCGACCACATTGACCAGACCAACGAGAGCGATCTGGCCTTTCTCACCCGCTTGGCGACCGAGCAAGATGCAATTGCCACCGTCAAATCTGGCCGCCTGATGTTCATCAAAGCGGGCAACGGCACCACCGCCAGTGGCAGGCCACTGCCCGCCATCACCATCACCCGCCAGGACGGCGATCAGCACCAGTTCTCGGTGGCCGACCGCGACGCATACACCGGTGTCACCGCCTACTGGCAAGACAACAAGGCCGCCGAGAAGAAGAAAATCGAGGTGAAGCGCAAGCGGAAGACCAAACCGAAAGAGGAACGGCCATTACCACCGGGAGTGGTGATCAACAAGAAGGAGCACGAGCTGCTGGTTGGCGACAGTGAGAACGTCAAGGAACTGCGCCACGTTTACACCAGCCAGAGCAACGCCATGCGGGCAGCCCGGGCTGAGTGGGAAAAGCTGCAGCGCGGCGTGGCCGAGTTTCAGATCACCCTGGCCAAAGGTCGCCCCGAACTCTACCCGGAACAACCCGCCACGGTCAGGGGCTTCAAACCACAAATCGACGAGGCCGACTGGCTACTGACCCAGGTGGTGCACGACCTCACCGATCAGGGATACACCAACCGCCTGCAACTCGAAGTGAAGCTGGAAGAACTGCCGGAGTGA